TTCGCCCCATTTTCGGGTTGAGCCTTACCGCCGTCTTTGCGTATGACAGCCCCTCGACAAAGTGCAGCCGAAACATTTCACGGGTCTGCGGGTCGGTGATGTCTTCGATATACTGTTCGATCTCGCAGCGGGTCGGTTCGTCAGCTGTGTGATACATTGCTATCTCACGCAAAGTCATCGTCGTCCTCGCTTTCGATGCGCCTGATCTGCCTGTCGAGCTTTTCCCTGATGCAGTCCCGGTATCTCTGCCGCTGATACGCGCTGAAGAATCCCTCGAACTGCATTGTCAGCACCGTGACATCTGCAAGCTCTTCGGCGAACTCGTCGCTGTATGCCTCGCCTTTGTCGTAGCATTTTGCCGCTTGCTGGATAAGCTCCCCGCATTCTTCGCAGAGCTTGATGAGCTGGTGAGCCGCGCTATAATGCGCGATGATCCGGGCGGCTTTCTGATGGTTGATCTTGTTTGCGCTCCTGTTCACTTTCTATCTCCTCCAATCTGCAATAGATCACGCTATGCTTCGTCGTCCTGTCAGTCAATTCAGCTTGGTAGAAAAACTCGCCCGTCTTCGTGTCTCTGCGGAAGACAGCGCCCGTGAGGATATATTCCGCACCCTCGATGTAGAGCTTCGGGTTTGTGAAGCGGACGGGCTTGTTCAGACTGCGTTTGATCTCGGTCTCTTTCATAGTTCCTCCAGCCGTATCCATATCCCCGGTATCTCTGCCCAAAACTTTTCTATGACTTCACTTGCGACCTGAGCGTCGTTTTTCCAAAAGCCGAGTTCTGTCATGCAGTCTTTGAGCAGCTTGTTCAGATTATCGGTATCGGGGCGGGTCGTGCGATATTCACCTGTTTTGTGCCGACCTCGTGGGAAGCACCATTTGACCACCAGCCGCACTCCTCCACTGAAAGGCTTATCGGGTTTGAAACGGCAAAGCTCTCCACACAACTTGTCGTGTGCTGCTTTTACTTCCGGTTTGATGTAATGGATAATTTTACCTTTGACGATGTGTTCGCCCTTCTCCTGTGCGGTCACAGTCGGCGGTATCATCGAAACAAAAAACTGTATCATGGTGTGTCTGCGCCCTCCTCGTGCGCGGGTATTATTGAAATTCATATGATTTGCGGCGCTCCATAGCCGCAAAATCATATTATGAAATAATATGTTTGCGTGCGTCAGCCGCAAAAAGGATATTTTGCCGATTTTGCGTTTACCAAAAATCAAGAAACGCAAAAAGGAAAATTTTTCGGTTTTGCGGCTTTACTTTTTTGAGCCGCAAGAGCCGCAAACACCGATTTTGCGGCTGTACTGAGTTATAAGCCGCAAGACGCATTAACTCGATTTTGCGGCTGCGGCTTTACGCCCGCATCTGCCGTCTTCTATCCAGAACCCGCCATGTTCTTTGAGGTATCTTCGGATAGTGTCGTCACTTTTTCCGCTCGATTCAGCCATGTCCTTTATGCTTGCCGAGCCGTCCGTTTCCTGTCCCTCGTAAATTACTTCAATGCTCGAATTGCGTTCCTCTTTTCTTTCGGCGTTGCTCTTGCGCTTGCCGAAATTCTTTTTCCACGAGCTTTCACATTCCGCCTCGCAGTCCTGCAAAACGCCGTCGGGGTCGGGGCGGTGTACAGGGTAATCGAACCACAGATTGAGCGGCGGGAAGCGTCTGAACTCTCGCAGTGTCCCCTCGATACGCCACGCCGAACGCGCTGCTATCGTCTTGTTCGCGGCTTCGATCTCCTGCATCATGAGCTTGTACGACTTGTCGGGGAGCAGCCTGTGAGCAGTCTCACGCATTTTTTCGGGGCTGAAACGGTCGTCGCCCGGGCAGAATCTCTCGATAGCACCCTCCCCCATGAACCGCCGCAGCCAGCCCATGCAGACGGCACAGAACGCCCTGTCACGCTGCTGCTTTATCAGAGCGTCAGTAACTTCCAGCTCCGTCATATCAAGCAGCGCGTCGGGGTCTCTCGCGAAAACTCCCGAACCGCTCGCCCTGTCCATTGACTTCTTGCCGCCCTGTGCGCCCTTTGAGTGGTGGTGGCAGTAGATGACCGCACAGCCGCACTCGGTACACACTTTGTCAAACTGGTTACAGAAATGAGCCATCTGGTCGGCGCTGTTCTCGTCGCCCGTGATGACCTTGTAGATCGGGTCGATTATGACCGCGATATAGCCGCCCTTTTTGGCACGTCGGATAAGCGGCGCGGCAAGCCTGTCCATCGGTACAGAACGCCCGCGCAGGTTCCATATGTCGATGTTTTCAAGGCTCGTCGGAGTGATACCGAGGGCGCTGTAAACGTCGCGGAAACGGTGTTTACAGGACGCGCCGTCAAGCTCTAAATTGACATACAGCACCTTCCCCCTCGTACACTTGAACCCGAACCACTCGCGTCCCTCGGCAAGCGCGATACACAGTTCGATCAGCGCGAATGACTTACCCGCCTTACTGGGACCCGCTATCAGCATTTTGTGACCCTGACGAAGCACACCGTCAATGAGCGGCGGGGCGAGGTCGGGCATATTCTCCCAGAAGTCGGCGGCGCTTTCGCAGTCGGGCAGGTCGTCGGAAATTTCCTCGATGTAGTCGCGCCACTCCTCGAACGAGCTTTTCCCGAGGTTCGTATCTATCAGGAACTGCTTGTTCCCGCCGCGCTTAAAGCCCGGGAGACGTGACAGCCGCGAGGGATTCTTACAAGCTTTGTCGATTTCAAGCCCGTTCTTTCGGCACACGTCGAAGATATACGCCACACGTTTACGGTACTCGTCTTTGTCCCTCGCACCCACTCTGACAAGCGCGTGAAGGCTCTTGCCGCCCGTGTAGGTAAGGGTTGCAACGGGCAGTTCAAGCTCGCGGATAAGGGCGTTCTGACGCTCGACGGGCAGGCTGTCAGATTCGATCAGCACATAGCGGTAATCGGTGACGTTCTCGTCCTTAACGCCCTTGCCGTCGAGGGGATTCACGCGAACCCACGCCCCCGCACGCTTGTCGTAGTCGCCGAGAACAGCCCCCACATCGCCGCCGCACCTGTTCAGCGCTTCGATGAGCTGTCCAGCCGTGCGGTCATACGCCCCGCGGGTCGGGGAAAGCGCACCGTCATGCTCGTAGACTTCGGTGACATAGCCGACGTACTCGTCAGGCTCGAAAAGGGCGCTCAAAAACGCCGTTATCTGACCCACGGGGTCGAAATCTTCGGGCGGCGCTATCTTCTCACCCTCGTCGGATCTGGCAATTATTTCGGCTGAAAAGCTGTTCTCTTCAAACGATATACAGTCGTCCCAGTCAAACGCCGTAAACTTTTTACCGAACGTAAGCCCGCGCTCTTTCGCCAACTGTACGATAGTCCCCGCAGTAACGGGCGGGTCGGCTTGGTCAAGCCCGTCCCATTTCGCCGCGCATTCGCCGCCTTTGTAGCGGCTGTCGTTACGGCTCCACTCGTCCCAGTCGGCGGCGGTGAAGCCCTCGTGTTTGAGCGCCATTCCGACCGAGAGCCACTCGTCATAGGTCAGGTCGGACGGCGGTATGTGTGTTAGAATTTCTTTGATGTCCATATTTCACCTCGTTATGGTGTATATATCGCGGGATTTACTCCGTTCGGAACGCTTTTCCAGCCGTTCGCGGCGATACGGCTTATCATACTTGAAGCCGCTTCAAACGCCCATTCTCCGACGTGTACAAAACCGTAGCGTTCGAGCAGACGTATCTGTTTCGGAGTGGCAAGACCCGCGTCACGGCGCTTTGCAAGCCGTTCGAGCAGGAGCTTTGCTTTGCCCGCGCAGTCGATCTCGTCGGGCAGGATACCCAGCTTTTCGAGCCGTTCTTTCTGTTTTGTGGTGGGCGGTTCGCACTCCCAGCCGAAGGCGGGAACGTACCCCGACAAGTCCTCCGCCCCTATCGACATTTCATACTGGAGCGGGTCAACAAGGGCGCGTTTCCGCTTACGCATTTCTTTGAGCTTCTCCGCGAGAGCCGCTTCACGGTCGGCTACAACGTCCTCACCCGCCTGCTGTTCAGCTTCCTCGATGTCGAAGATACAGCCCGCACTCTCGGCGAGGTTCTCGGTCATCTTCTCGGCGGTCTCGGGGCTTTCGCAGATGAGGTGAGCGGGGTGACACAGCTCATGCCGCTCCGTGTGCCAAAGGAAATCGAGCAGGAGCAGGTGGGCTTTGCCCTCGCAGAGCCTTGTTCCGCGCCCCACCATCTGACAGTAGAGCGAACGGACTTTCGTAGGTCGCAGCACTATCACGCAGTCCACCGACGGGCAGTCCCAGCCCTCCGTCAGCAGCATTGAATTACAAAGCACATCGTACTTACCCGCGTCAAAGTCGGCGAGTATCTCGGCGCGGTCGTCGGAATTTCCGTTGACTTCGGCGGCTCGAAAGCCCTTAGCACAGAGGATATCGCGGAACTTCTGCGAGGTCGCCACAAGCGGCAGGAACACGACGGTCTTACGCCCCGCACAGTACCTTGTCATCTCGTCGGCTATCTGTCCCAGATACGGGTCGAGCGCCGAACCTATGTCAGCCGCCTTGAAGTCCCCCGCCTGCACCGAAACGCCCGAAAGGTCGAGGTTCAGCGGTATGGTCGCCGCCTTTATCGGGCAGAGGTAGCCGTCTTTTATCGCCCTCGGGAGCGTGTATTCGTAGGCGAGAGAATCGAACACCTGTCCGAGATTTCTCATGTCCCCGCGGTCGGGGGTAGCCGTAACGCCTAAGACTTTTGCCTTATTGAAGTGGTTCAGTATTGTCTGATATGAGTCGGAAACGCAGTGGTGAGCCTCGTCGATGATGATAGTCCCGAAGTAGTCCTCCGCAAAGCCCGCGAGCCGCTTTTCACGCATAAGGGTCTGAACGGAACCTACCGTCACGCGGTACCAGCTCCCGAGACAGCTTTCCTCCGCCTTTTCTACGGCGCATTTAAGCCCCGTGACCTTGTAGAGCTTGTCAGCCGCCTGATCGAGCAATTCCCCGCGATGAGCGAGTATAAGCACCCTGTCACCGCACCGCACGCGCTCCTCGGTGACTTTCGAGAAAACGATCGTCTTGCCGCACCCCGTAGGGAGCACGAGCAGGGTCTTGCCCCTGCCCTTGTCTTCCCACTCGGAGATGACCGCATCGACCGCTTCACGCTGATACGGTCTTAAATTCATCTTCTCCAGTCACCCCCGAAAGAGCCGCCATTCCATGTCTGCGCGGTCTGCGCCGTCTGCTGATAGGTCTGTGCGGGGGCTGAGGTCGGGGCAAGCCCCGACCCTACGGGCTGTCCGCCGAGCCTGATTACGTTCTGCGGCTGTTCGTCGTAGGCGTAGAGCTTGTCTATGCGGTTTATCTCGCGCTGTACGCCGTTTCTGTCGTTGTACTTGTGGACGATCACTTTGCACACGCCGCGCTTGCCGGGCAAAGCCTGCCAGTTCATGCGGAGCGGTTCACCGTGACGTTTCAAGCCCACCGAAAGGAACAGCTGTGACAGCTTCCATTCGAGCGTCGAGCAGAGCAGGAAGTTCTCGGTCAGGGTCGTTTCGCCCACACGGAAAGTGACCACCGCCTTGTTACAGGGCGGTATCTTCTCCGACCCCTCGTGACGGGCACGTTCATATTTTACTATCTCGAACTCATAGTCTCCCGCGTCAAGCAGCGTGAATGCGTCCTCGTTCTGAATCTCGTCGTCCCAGCCAAATTCTCTGAAATCTTCTGTCATTGTGTTTACCTCCAAAATGTTATTTATAGTCAAAAATTATGCATTACGAATTACGCATTAAAACGGCACTCCGTTTATGTCTGCCTCTTTGATCTTCTGACGAACCGTGTCCCACTGCGCGATCAGCCAGCCTTTGATGAAGTCGGGCGGGTAGGCGCTTATCGGCATATCGGGCGGGCAGAAGCCTTCCTGCGACACGATGAACTGTATCTCGTAGTCGCTGATGTTGTCCTGCCGCATGAGGTCGGCAAGCTCCTTCGGTATGCCGTCGGGAATGATCGGCTCGAAAGGCTCGTCCGTGTCGGGCGGGAGCATATCGGGCAGTACATCGGGCGCAGTCTGAACGGGCGGCGGTGCCTGCACGGGTGCGGGAACGTCCCCGAATATGTGAGCTATCGGCTCGTAGGCAAGCGGCAGTATCTCGGGCAGACCATCGCGGTTCTTAGCGTCCCAGCAG